TGCCCTTAGTGAGTTCAATCAGAAGATTGCACCTGATGGGAGCATCCTGGATGATGACCTCAAGGAGTGGGTAGCTCAGGGCACGTTCCAGGGTGACCCATTTGAGGCAGTTAAAAGATTCTCTTCATTCCTTGAAGCTGTTCCAGTACTTAAGTGGTTCGTTCCTGTTGTGAACACACCATCAGAGATTCTTAGGTACGTCGGCAAGCACACGCCATTACTCAACAAAGCATTCACCAAAGACTACGCTGAAGTGGCCAAGCTAGCCAAGGAGTCGAAAGATCCAGCAGCGCAAGCCAAGCTAGCTGTGTACGAGGGACGAGTTGGAACAGGGATGATGATGGTGATGGGTGGAGCAGTGCTTGCGGCTACGGGAAACCTGTATGGCTACGGCCCCCCTCCAGGATCCAGAGCCAAGCGTGCATGGGATGCGGCTGGCATCCGACCTTTGACAATCAAGGTTGGTGGAAAGTTGGTTGACTTCAGTTCATCTGAACCTGCTGCCACAATTCTTGGCATGACAGCGGATGCTGTTAACTTGGCTATGCTAGGGTACAACGATGCTGGACACCATCTAGGTGTATACGCAGCATTTACCATTGCCTCTGGTTTGACTGACAAATCATTCTTTGCTGGTATGCAAGCCATTGCAGAGATGATCAACCCTAGAACCTCTGAATCACAGCGTGAGGTAGTGCTGGCCAACCTGATCAACAACAGCCTCCCCCTTTCAGGCTTCCGTCGTGGCATCTTCAACACGATAAGCCCATACAGGAAGGAGTACACAAACCTGGCTGATCGAGTATGGGATCAGGCTTCAGCTGGTATGGTCAGCACAGGTGCTCTCTCCATCGACCCCTTCACTGGGGAACCTGGTATCTCTGCCACAGGCGGGTTCTTCAACGCCAACTCCCCGATCCGAATCAGCACCCCTACTGAGGATCCCCTCAAGTGGGCACTGTCTGAGGATGGCTACGGCTTCAGGGACTTCGACCGTGGACCTCAGAGCATGGAGATGACGCCTGAGGACAAGAATGTGTTGCACAAACGCATGTTCGACATGGGCCTTCGTGACTCCCTGGAGGAGCTAATCCAGACCCCTGAGTACGTGGAGCTTCGTGACAGCTGGGATAGGCGCCCGTACAACCCGGATGAGCCGAACCTTTCACCCCCGCACATTCAATTGATCCAAGGCCGAGTAAACTCCATGAGGCGTGCAGCCCAGACGGCCATGGCTTCAGAGAATGAGGACTTCCGTGAGAGGCTGCAAGAAGCAGCTCAGATGCGGCGTAACTTCCGTCAAGGTGAATACAGCAAGAGGAACAAAGAACTAGTCTTGCAGAAATTTACAACACTGCCGAATTGATAGATGACCTACAAACTTACCTACACCGGGAACGGGTCTCAACGTGACTTTGTTGTTCCTGCAGACTACATCCGCAAGTCACATGTAACCGCTAGGATCGGCGGGGTTCTAACCACTGCCTATATTTGGTTCTCTGAAACTATTATCCGTTTTGATGTAGCACCAGCAAACGAAGCCTCTATTGTTCTAGAGAGAAAACCTCCGGTTGATAATCCGCTAAACGATTTTACGAATACCACCATTATCACGAATGAGGCACTAAATGAAAACTTTAGGCAAGCCCTACAGATAACTGAAAGGGCACTAGAAGCTGACAGTGCTGATACAGCTGTAACCGCAACCAGGGCAGACAGGCTGACCACGGCACGCACCATCAATGGTGTGGCCTTCAACGGAACCGCCAACATCAACGTCAGGGCCGCTCCTAGTCATTCCGTCTACAAGACTGTGTATGTCAGCCCGCAAGGCAGTGACACCTCTACCGGTAGAAATGACGACAGGCCGTTTCTGACACCTGAGAGGGCAGTAGAGTTTATCTTAGATCAAGAAGATACCGCTGGCTGGACTATCAAGCTATTGGGAGATGCAACCACCGGAGGCGAGCTAGGGCTTCCCGACTTTACCACTGTCAATTCTACCAACATGCAGCGCCGAGCTGTAATTAGACCAGTAAGCGATAGTAATGCCAATGCCCAGAAAAACGTCTTTCTGATGGGTAACGGATGTCACCTTTATGGCTTGAAGTTTACTGGTTGGAGAATTGATAACTTTGACAACCCCTCCAAGGGCTTTGCTATGGCCTTCCGGCCTGGAGCGATCATTCTCCCAGGGGGTGTGCCATACGGGCAGAATTGTGTCGTTACAGCGGCACTCACAGATGTCCCTACTCCCCTGCCAGGGGATGCAACCAACGGCAATCCAGCCCAACCAAGAGGTGGCGGCTGCGCTATTGCCGATGGATCCGTACTCTCTGCCTACTCAGTCTACCCCAACATGATGACATGGGGATTTACCCCTGCATCCAAGAATGGCATCGGATATGTAGCCAAGAACCGAGCACACATCAACTGCGTGAACGCCATTGGACTAGGCCAGCATAAGCACTTCATGTGCCTGGCGGGCGGCAACATGGTTTTGTCTGGATGCTCCTCCCAGTTTGGGGACTACTCCCTCTGGAGCGAAGGCACGGTGCCCCGGATCGAGCCGTTGAAAGTGGCGCCGGGGGTAATTACATCATCGACCGGAGCGCAAGCCGCGATCGCTGGAATTAAGACAGCTTTAGTATCCGCAGCCTCGGCCTACATCAATGGCCTCAGGACATGGACTGCAACTCAGCAAGCTCTGTATGCCAAAGATACCGGACTCCTAGCGGACGCTATTGGCGTATGCCTTGAGTACGGAACCGACGAACCCATGCTTAACGTGGCTGACGGTTTCTTCCGGTTTGATGGTCTACCAGTGCTTCCATATAGCCAGCTGGCCGACTGGAAATTGAGCTGGGTGTTTATCCGTGATTACATCAAAACCAACACGTCCTTTAGCTCTGGAGTCGATGCCTTTATTGATGCCTTGTTTGCTCGACTGGTTGCAACTTTAGACAATTACTTCTTTGAAGTTGGATCTGGCCCTGCACCCTCTCCGGTAGAGCGTGTGAGAGTAATCGAGCGATCACTGTTGACCGCCATTGCCACTCAATGGACAGCCGTGAGGGCTGGCACACAATTTTTCCGTGTACCTCCGGCCCCCAATGCCCGCGTCATCCAGCGCAGCATTGTGCAACGAGGTGGCGGGCGGGTTATCTTCTCCGGCCAAGACGATGCCGGAAACGCCTGTTTTGTAGGCGGCCTCACCATTGACGCTCGCAGCGGCCAGCTGGGGGGACCGCCGTTTGATACGGCCCTGCGGGGACGCATCGCCCGAGCTGTAATTTCCCGGAGCTACTAATCATGCCTCGCATTCGTACAGATTCTATTTCCAGCGGCAGGCCACTGCAGCTGTTCATTCCTTCCACCACAAATAGCGGCTTCGTCAACACTACCTGGACAACGATCCAAAACGCTGAGGCCCCCGATTTTTCCATTCCGACATCGGCTGGTGCTTCGGATAACCCAGACCCTGACGACCCCAACCGAGAACTTCGCCCCGGCGAGATTTTCTTCGAGACACCACTGCAGGTCGTCAACACCACGGCGACCACACGCTGGATCGAAGCCCAGATCGTGCTCCAGGGATCCAGCGGCCAGGCCGTCCCCGCCAGCCCACGAGTGCCTGTTCCGGCCAGCGATTCTGTCTTCCTGCAGCTCCAGGGCCAGCGGCTGCTGAAGACGGACCTCGGAGGCACGATCGCTTCTCCCATACCAGGAGGTCGGCTCCAGGTCCAAGCCGAGGTCAACAATGCCCTGACCGTCCTGGGTTCCGCCATCGAGCTGGAAGCCCAGACCCATTCCCCTGACTCAGAACCCTAATGAGCAACCGCAAAACCGGCTCAGGCAAGGAGCTTAGAACCACAGGCCTCTCTGAAACTGCGCTACCGATCCCCTATAGCGCCCCGGCCATGCCAGGTGCGACTGTGTTGGGGACAGATGGGCTGGTGTACAGAAGCATCAAAGTTTCCGGTGTATACACATGGTCCCGAACCGTTCCCACGCTAGATTCAGGCGAAATCTTCCTTGGCATAGATGCACCCAGGAATAATTTTCTTACAGGCTTGATAAATGGTGGCTTTAATTTTACCCCATCAATTCAAATTGAAGGGAACGACGACGATGGTGCCAGCTTAGCGATCACACGCGTAGCCAACGGCGCGGACGCCGTGTCCAGAGTTATTCTCTCCAGGGCTAGGGGCGCAGCACCGGGGAGTAATACAATCGTCCAGTTAGGCGACTCGATTGCGAGCATACTATTTAACGGAGCTGATGGAGCCGAGCTTATGCCCGGCGCCGCAATAAGCACCTTCGTTGACAATACTCCAGGGACCTTGGATGTACCTATGGAGATTAGACTACGAACACGCGCACAGGGGTCAGGACCTGTTGGCATCAGCGCGCGCATGAGAATCAGCTCTGATGGCAACGTGTCCATCAACAACACCACAGGCACAGAGCAGCTCTCCGTCACCGGTAACATTCAGGTCACCGAACCCACCAACGGCTTCCTTGTCGGCGTCAATCCGGTTGTTGGCGCCCGTCGTACTGGCTGGGCAGCCCCTACCGGAACTGCGGAGCGGTCGACCTACGCCACCTACTCAGCTCCGACATTCGGAGGTACTCCAACCACGCCACAATTGCAGGCTGTGGCCAATCACGTTCAAACTCTTTCACGGCGCTTGAAGGCGGTAATCGACGACCTAACTGCCCACGGCCTTATCGGATCCTGATGATTATGACCACCCCTGAAATCACCTACACCTGGAAAATTGAGCGCATTGATTGTGCCCCTATTGAAGGTCAGCTCACCGACGTTGTACGCAAGATCCACTGGCGTCTCTTTGCCAACGATGGCATCAACACCCTGGACCTCTTTGGCGACATATCCCTGGAGACCCCCAGTCCTGCCCAGTTCACACCCTTCTCGAGACTGAGAAAATTTATGGTGCTCAGATGGGTGGAGGCCAAAATCAACGCCCGCGCACAGCTGCCAGGATCAGAAGAGCCTTCCGTCGCCCAGCTCTACGAGGGTCTTGCCGGGATGCTGGCCGCCAAGCGCATTCCATCCGTCCGGCCGCTGCCCATACCCTGGAGAGACGACGACCCTTTGGAGAATACAAAATGATTGAACTGTTCGGCATCACTATTGCCTATGAAGCCGTCATTGCTGTTATCACGGCATTGGCTATTGATGAGCTACTCCCATTTCTACCCACAAAAGCTAATGGTATAACCCACGCCATTGTGCTAGGTATCAAAAAGAGTCAACTTGGGAGGAAAGCAGGGAAGCAAGATAATGAGAAGATAGATGAGGTACTCCAGCTGATGCGTAAGTGGGACGAACAGGCCACTCAAATTACAGAGGAAAAGCATCATGAATGAAGTGAAAGTAGCGGTCCCGCAGTACTACTTGCAGACGGACTCCCGAACTCGCCATGCTGACAGGATGTGCTTCTCAAGCACGGTGGCAATGGTTGTCAAGTTCCTCAAACCACAGGACCTCCTCGGCTCCAATGCTGACGATGACTACTTGAGAACGGTTCTCAAGTACGGAGACACCACCACCTGGCTGGCCCAGAGGGGAGCTGTACGTCAGTATGGCCTTGATGCCCGATTTTCCCAGAAGAGCAGCCTCCAGGAGCTGCGTAGGATCCTCTCTGAGGGGCGTCCGGTGCCTGTGGGCTTCCTACACCATGGCCCATCCTCTTCCCCCCGTGGAGGGGGCCACTGGGCGCTGCTGACGGGTATCTCTGGGACACACGTAACCCTTCACGACCCATACGGGCGGATGGACGAGGTGCGGGGAGGCTATCCTACCCCTGGTGTTGGTGGTCGGAATGTCCAATACAGCCTCCAGCACTGGCTTCCCAGGTGGACTGCTGGTGGTGAAGCCTGGATTCTGGACGTTTTTGATCCTCAGGAACGACCTGCAGCCCCTGGCCCAACATCTCAGACAGCCTACGACGGAAGTTGGAAGTCCGTAGCTTCTATTGCAGCGGAAGAAGGCTCACGATTCCCACAAGTTGTAGCTGCTCAGTGGGCTTTGGAGTCGGGATTTGGTCGATACCCATCAGGCAAAAACAACTTCTTCGGCCTCAAAGGCACTCCAGGCACCTCTAAGGAGACACAGGAGTTCATCAACGGTAAGTGGATCACCATCACTGACACCTTCAAGGACTACACCATCCCTAGAGCGGCCATCCAGGACCTGATCAAGTTGTGGTATAAGGACTACAAAGGGTACAAGGGTGTCAACAGGGCCAACGGCTACGTTGAGTGTGCCCACCTTCTGCGAAGTGAGGGCTATGCTACGGATCCAGCCTACCCAGCAAAGCTCATAGACCTCATCAAGGAGAACGATAAATGACAGCAGTTACCTTAAACGCTTTTGATAGGTTCAAGCCTGTCAATCCTCCACCTCAGCCTCCACCTGATCCTATCCTTAATGAGCCTGAATATGATCCGGCTACCCACTATTTAAGTCGGGTAGATCCCTACACTGTGGATGGGGTTGTCTACGACTACATTGCCGTACCTTACCCCCCTGTTCCTGACTGGGTAGCCTTTGGGGCGGAACTCCTGCAGATTGATAGAGTCAAAAATCTGCTTTCTCAGGCCCTGTCTTCTGAAGAAACGGCCCCCATAGCTCTAACACTCCCAGCCAGCATTATTGAAGCTTCAAAGGGGATTTACGGGACCTTTAATATGATCTGGGGGCAAGCAAAATACTTAAATATGGTCACAGAGCCCCTGTCAAATGAGATCAAGGAGTCGGCAGCCACCTACCACATACCCCAAGATTTTGTAGATGGATTATGACTGCAGTAAACTTAACCCCACGTGCTGGCCTAGGGTACATTAAGAGGGTAGCAAAGACATATACAGGTCCCCTACGTAGGAGGCGAATAAGCCGGTTTGTATACGATCCAAATGCAGCCGCATACCTTGCTGCAGTGGAATCTGCAGATGGTCAAGCATTGGAAGAGGGTGTAAAATTAGCTATTAATGGGTTTGTGGTGGGTTGCAAGGCGGATGGGATCTGGAGTGCTATTAAGGCCGCCTGCATCCTCTGCGGCGCCCGCACCCGAGCCGGTGCCCGCACGCCGCTGGTGGGGCCAACCCCAACCGAACACGGCACTGCAGGCGGGTGGAATTACAACCGGAGGACGGGGCTGGCGGGGAATGGGACGGATAATTATTTGGATAGTGGAAGAAACAATAATGCTGATCCGCAGAACAATCACCACCTAGCTGTGTACGCCAGCTCGATTCAGGTGAATACTATTATGGGCGCCAGAAACGGCATTCCAACTTCGACTGGAATTGGTGGGCGTTTAGTCTCCATGAATCTCTTTAGGGACGTACCAAACACGGATGTTGCCCAAGCATTTGGCTCTGCTGTGGGTGGAAATTCGACATTTGCTGGTACATCGAGAACAAACGGCTCTGATTATGTAGCGCGGATTGGTGGGGCGAGTTCAACGATTACCAGCACATCTACCACTCCGGTCAGCGCGAGCCTCTTTGTCTTTGCGCAAAATATTTTCGGTGTTGGCCCCCAGTCATTTACGGCTTCCCGCCTCTCATTTTACTCCGCAGGCGAAAACCTAACCCTCTCCACACTCGACACCCGCCTAACCACGCTGATGGCAGCCATCCAGGCGGCGATTCCGTAACACACCCATGACCCAACAGAAAGCAACTGAATCTCAGTTCAACCAACTGCACAGTATTGTCACCGAAGAGCTAATTAACAGACTCAATAAGGGCGAAGAAGCGTCAGTGGCTGAGATCAAAGCCGCCATTGAGTGGTTGGCAAAGAACAACATAACAGGGGTAGCAACGTCTGGCTCTGCTCTAGAGAGATTGTTAGGTCAATTTGAGCTGGAAGAAGAAGATGTCCAACGAGCAGTCAGATGATAGCAACAAAAAGAAGCAAGGCTGTAGCTCAGACTGTGACACAGCGGTACGAATCAAGACGGAAGTCTACCTTGCTCTCATTGGCTTTCTGGTCTCTTCTATCATGTACGTTGCCTCTCTCGTTACTGAACTTCGCCTGGTCGAGGTCGAGGTATTCCGGCTTTGTGCAGAGGTTAGAAGGCTCGACACTGAGATCGAATGTATTAAGCCATGACTCAAAAGAAAAAATCTGCAACGTACTATCAGTCAAACCCGGAAGCACGGGCCAAAAAGAATGCGTACCAGCGCAAGTACAACAAAAAACCTGCAATCAAAAATGCCTCTGAAGAACGGTGGACCGAACGTCGTCGCCGGGGGATTGCAGGTAAAGGAGGTAAGGATCTGAGTCATACTACCTCAGGAAAAATGGTACTTGAGAGTGCATCCAAGAACCGAGCACGTAATCGAGGCAAGAAGAAAGACTGATGTCACCACTTCCAACCCCACAGCATTATTTGCAGGAGCTACGGGCTATGACCTCTGCAGAAGCGAAGCGGCAATGGAGACAGGACATAAAACAGTCTTTCAACAACAAATGTGTGTACTGCGGATCTACCGACAGTCTCACCATAGATCATGTGCAACCTAAAACCCGTGGTGGGAGAGATCACATTAGGAATCTCGTCTGTGCATGTAGCGCTTGCAACCACTCAAAGGGATCACAGCACTGGCTGTCTTGGTGGGTTGGCCAAGATAGCTTCAACCTAGAGAACTTCTCTACTGTACTTCAACACATTTAACACCATGCGTGGAACTCGACCTGCAGGCGAATCTCAATACGGTGCTGCGAACACGCTGCATCCTGGTCGCCGTAACAAGACCCAGAAGTTTGACACTTCCATCCGCAACACTCAACTCACCCTCTCCGCAAACCCCACCATTGCTGCTGCTCGTGCGGCTGTAGCAACTGCTGTGGTGGCTTCTCGTGCTGTGCTTCGGCGCACCATTGGCCTGGCCCGCTCTGTCCCCTCTGGTGGTCAAGTGCTCACCCTCGTGGTGACTAATGGCGGATCCAGCTACAGCTTCACCTCCCCTACTACCAACACTGCTGCCACTGGTGGCGTCGGAACTGGGCTCACTATCAACGTTACTCGTACTTCTGGTGTGGTAACTGCTGTGGCAATTGGCAACAATGCTGGCCGTGGCTACACCGTTGGAGATGTGATTTCCGCAACCCTCACTGGTGGTACTGGCTTCACCGCAACTGTGACTTCTGTGGCCTGATCAAATGGATGATAAAAAACGCAACAAGAGGGGGGTAACCTCCTCCTCCACCCGCTCTGCTCGATCCAAAGCCGGGTCGAGTGATGCTGCCAAAAAGACCACCTCATCTGGGCGTGGTGCTGGCCGGACTCCAACCGTGGATAGCCGGACTCAGCGTCAGAAGGCTTCTACTGCTAAAGTCAGCACCTCAGGTGGTGGAACTCCTGGGTCGGCAAAGGTCACCTCGTCCCGTCGTCGTGGAGAGCGGGTGAAGACCAGCAAGCCCAACATCACGGCAAGTTCCGGCGGCAGTGCCCGCACACCGGGTGGTCCCAACGCAGCCGATGCAAATCGCTGGAAGGAGATCAACAAGGGTGCAGCCAAGCAAGTTGCTCGTGAAAACAGCCGTGTGGCCCCCGGCAGCAAGAATGCCCAGAATAATGCTACCCCTACTGGTACTCGTAATCCGAACAGCCAGATCGCTGCCAACAAGATGAAGCGTACCCTCGCTCAATCCGCTGAGGCTCGAGCTTCCGCTGCTCGGGCAGGGCTCATGGCCAAGGCCGGGAAGGTTGGTGGACTCGCAACTGTGGCTGCAGCTGGCCTGCAAAGCCGCAACACGGCTGACGGCACCCTGAAGGGCAAGCCCACCGGCCCCAAACAAGGCCCCAAGGTCCCTGGTCGGATGACTCAGAAGGGAATCGACAGTAAGAGCTTCGATGACGCCTTCCGGGCTGCCAGAAAAGCTGGACAAAAGAAGTTCACCTGGAAGGGTAAAAGCTACACCACCGAGATGAAGTGACGTAGAAGCCCCCGGAGAGGCCCCTAGGAGGCCTGGGAAGGTCCCTCTACCCCTGCGGTAGGGGGATAGTACCCGCAAGGCCCCTCAGAGGCCTCTTCCTGGCCCTTAAAACGACTTTACCATCATCCCAGGAACAACGTGTCAGAGCAAATCCCCTATCTAGGATTCAACCCACTAGCCATCACAGCAGCCCAAACTGCAGCCAACGACGCCCAAGCTGCAGCTGACGCCGCCCAGGCTGCTGCTGATGCTGCTGCAGGGACCGTGCCCGGGGTCCAAGCAGATGCAGACGCTGCACAGGCAGCTGCAGACGCAGCCCAAGCCTCAGCAGATGCTGCACAAAACGCCGCTGACGATGCCCAGACTGCAGCAGACGCTGCTCAAGCAGATGCGGACACCGCACAGACCACCGCCACTGCAGCTCAGACGGATGCAACGACTGCATTGACTTTGGTTGGACTAATTTCTGTGCCAAGGACAGATCTTTTGCAATCTGCATTGGAGATGATCAGTCCTGCTACTCCGGCTGAAAACTGGATCAACACCGTAGGAATCGAAGCTAACACTACTCCTATAGGTGTGGCTAACAGATTGTCCATGTACCCATTCATTCCCAGCAGGGATATAATTATCTCTGCTGTGGGCATTGAAGTCACAACTGCTATAGCGTCTGCACAATGTAAAATTATTGCCTACAATGCCAATCAAACTACAGGACGACCAACTTCTCGTATTTTTGAAACCGGCAACCTGACAGCAAGCACAACCACGGATGACGGCACCAAGAGATCCTCCCAGTCGCTCACCTTCATAGCCGACACACTTTACTGGATTGGCACACGACACAGCTCGACAGCCAACCTTCGTGGTTTTGCTGCTGATAATTGCCTTCACTGGAGTCGAGGCACCTTGGCTGGCGCTGGCAACTTCAATTGCCTTCAAACGACACTCACCTATGCTACAGCTGCTCCAGCTACGTGGACCTGGAACAGTGCAGACCAGGTAAGAACCAATAACTACCATGTAAAACTTCTTGAAATCTAATGATAACCGTAGATCGCCTCAAAGGCTCGTTTGAGCTGTTCCTCAAGCTGCTGTGGAAGTCTCTCGGTCTGCCACCTCCGACACGGGCCCAGATTGCCATGGCCCGGTTCCTCCAGTATGGACCGAATCGGAGGCAGCTGAGAGCCTTCCGTGGATTGGGTAAGAGTTGGATTGCTGCTGCCTTTGCACTGTGGCGCCTGTTCTGTGACCCAGATCGCAAGATCATGGTGGTATCTGCATCCAAGCAACGTGCTGATGACTTCACCATCTTCTGCCAGAAGTGTCTTCAGGAGGTAGAGTGGCTCCAACACATGATCCCGGATAGTGACGAACAGAGGTGGTCTCGTGTATCCTTTGACGTTGCCAATGCAAGGCCCTCCCAAAGTTCATCCGTAAAGAGTGTAGGTATCACCGGCCAGATGACTGGTGGTCGTGCCAACGATATTATCTTCGATGACGTGGAGGTACCTGGTAACTCGGCCACTGACTTGATGAGAGAGAAGCTTCTGCAGTTGCTCACCGAGGGTGAGTCTGTGCTGATCCCAGAAGAGGACTCGACCATCACCTACCTTGGTACTCCTCAGACGGTCTTCACCATCTACAAGACGCTTCAAGAGAGGAACTACGTCCCAATGGTGTGGCCTGCTCGGTATCCCAAACGGGAGAACCTGGTGCAGTACGAGGGAATCCTCGCATCCGAACTCCAGGAGGACATCGACAACTGCAGGGACTACTCCAAGCTAGAGTGGAAACCTACCGACACACGCTTCACTGAGGACGACCTACGGACTCGTGAATACAGCATGACCAAGAGCAACTTCATGTTGCAGTTCATGCTCGATACCAGTCTGTCTGACGCTCTCAAGTTCCCCATCAAGTTGTCGGACTTCATGGTGCTCCCACTGGATCTTAAGGTGGGACCACGTAGCCTTGTGTGGAGAGCAGATAAGGAACACCGAATCAACAATCTTCCGACTGTAGCTCTACCTGGTGATGGGTGGTACAGGCCTGCAGAGATCGGGGAGTCTGAACCTTGGGGTGACACTATTATAGCTGTGGACCCATCAGGTCGAGGCAGTGATGAGACTGTGGCGTGGATACTTTCGCAGATCAACGGAATCATCTACATCCGTGATCTTTTCTACAGCACAAATGGCTACGCCGACTCCACTTTGGATGGCATTCTGGCGATGGCAAAAAAGTGTGGCGCCAGTCGTGGTGTCATCGAAAGCAACTTCGGTGATGGTGCAATCATGGAGATGCTCATCAAACGAGGGAAAGAGAAGGGAATCGGGATTGCATGGGAGGAGCAGAGAAGTACCACACGTAAGGAAGACAGAATCATCGACACAATGGAGCTTGTCCTCAACCAGCACAGGGTGTGTATTGACGAGAAGCTGATCACCAGAGACTACGAGAGCTACAATGACCAGCCAATGGAAGATCGTCTTCCGCGTATGCTGATGTACCAGCTGACTCGCATGTGTCGTGAAAAGGGGGCGGTGAAGAAAGATGACCGGGCTGACGGACTTGCTATCGGAGTTAAGTACTATCAGGACATTTATGTTGTCTCCCAGGAGATGGCCATTGAGGAAGAGGATAAGCGGAGGTTCAACATTCTGCTAGATGCGCTAACTTCTGAGCCCACCAGAAGTCTTGACATTCTTGCACTTGGAGGGACCATATCTAACCTAGAGTTAGTTATCACCAGGAGGCCCTGTGGGGTCCAGACCAGGAGATAAGAAATCAACGACTTAAATCGGGGGTGACCACTTTGGTTTCCCCACTTTCTTGTAGAAGGGGACCACTCTTACCCCCCTCCGAAAGGCGGGGAGGGGTAGGGGGGAGGGGTGACACACACAGAGAGGGATGACATACAAAGAGAAGGATGACACACTCTCCACTATAGCTGCTTATGAGGACGGAGCGGAGCGAGTCCGAATCTCTCGCTATAGTACTCAATCTACTAACCCTTAATTCTTCAATCGAATAGAGAATAAAACCTACAATAGAATAGAGAATATAACTAGAGAATA